GTAGTTGCATTCGCATTCTGTGTTCATTTGGTTTCCTTTAGCATTTTGATGTACATCCAGCAATCGCAGTGATCTGACCAAGAGTGTTCGTCTTCGCAGAAGTTTGTTATTTCTTGGATGATGAATTGGCGTTCGGCTACGCGGCCTTGTTCGCGGTAGTAGTTTCTAACTAGTTCTCCTGGTGAGCAGCATGGTTGTTTCATGTTTAGGCCGCACATTAGATTGTTGCCCAGTACCAGATTGCAGCTTGTGCTACGACAAGTACTGCAAAGATTTTGGTGAAGAACCAGATGATTTTTGCTAGTGATTTGATTTCGGTTTTCATTGTGGTGCCTTTCTGTGTGTTTGTAGTTTATAGCCGTTTATTTGTGGTTTGTGGGCTTGTTATCGAATTGTTATTTGTAGATTGCGCCTGCTAGTTTTGCGCCGGTCATGTAGAAGCCACATTCTGCGCATTGGTGTCGTTGGTATGCGCCGCCGTTTAGGTATTTTTTGCCAGCTTTGACGATGTGTGTTGATCCGCAGTTTCGGCATCCGTCTAGGTTGCCTTCTGCAGCTGCTACGTGTGGGTGGTTGTTTATCCAGGGTAGGAGTATGGCGTATAGATCTACTAGTAGGTTTACGTCTTGGATTTGATATTCTTTCATTTCTTGCCAGGCTTTGTTGTTGCCGGCCATGCAGTCGAGCCAGAGTTGAAATCCGCTGTGTGATACTTTTGCGCCTACGCCTAGTTTTTGTGCTACGTAGTCTAGTTTGTTGCTAGGGAATTTGAATTGACCTTTGACTACGCGCATTAGGTCTAGTTCTTTCCATGGTGATGGTGGTAGGTAGCCGTTTTCGATGAATTCGCGTTTGATGTGTTTGCTATCGAATGCTGCGCTGTTCCATCCGATTAGAACATCGGCTTGGTTCATGATTTTGTGCAGTTCGTCTAGCATGACTTGTTTGCCGTGATGATGCACGGACTTAAAAATAACTTTGTCGCTGCCTAGCCATCGTGCGCCGAAACAGATAACTTCGGTTGATTTTTCTAGCTGCGTGATTGCTACATTCTGTTGCCATAGCCCCCAGACGTGTGCCAGGTTGGGGGATGTTTCTAGGTCTAAGAAAAGTATTTTCATAAGGTCAGACTAGGTTCCTGCGTTTGCGGTCTATGGGTGCGACACCCTGCGTTATGTAATCGTTATCGAATGGTGTTATTGAAATCAAAACCCCTGCTTCGTGGTTGTCTGCGTATGTTTTGCGGACGGTGAGATCGACAACATCTGAATCATCTCTCCAAACACCGGCTTTTGTGATGCTGTCTAGTACGGCACGGGTTAGTTTGTCGATGTCGTAAGTCCCGGTTGCGTATTGTCGTTTGACGCTTTTGGGTCTAGGTAGCCAAAAGGTTAGGGCTACGTTGACGGCTGTTGTGAAAGATTGGGTTTCTTCCATTTGTTTCAGCTGCAACATTCGGGTCATGTGTTCGCGCCATGCTGGTAGTTCTTTGTTCGCTTCTACTAGCACAATGCTTTTTCCCCTGGCAAATGCCTTTTTGGAACCCTGAGGTCGGGGACTGCCCTCTATGAAGATTTGAAACATTAGAACGGCATGTCGATTGTTTCGGCTTCGGTCTTTTGGGTCAAGATGTCAGCTGCGTTTCGGACTTGGGTTGTTGGTGGTACTGATTTGTTTACGATGGTTACTTCGTTCAGTGAGTGTTCAACGATTTGTTTTGCTTCGGTTGCGTTCTTTGGTACGTAGGTTGCGGCTTTGGTTGATAGTTCGCCGGTGATTTGTAGGATGTCGTGTTCGTTGTACATGGTGTCGCGTGTCCAGATTGTCCAGAGTCGGTTGCGCTTGTCACCTTTGAAGTGAAATGTTTCCCAGCCTTTGATGTATCCGTGTTGTTCTGAGATTGTTTGTACTTCGATTATTACGTTTACTTCTGCCATTTTTCTGTGTTCCTTTTCTGTTTTTTTCGTAGGTTGTTATTTAGATAGTTAAAGTTAAGTTTATATTACCTTTAAGTGGACATCTACGCCGTCCCGTTGCGTCTTAAATGACACCCCGTTGTGTCGTGGATGTCTACCCGTTGATTTGCGTTTTGTAAAGTTATCCACAGGTTTATGCCCAAGTGTGGAATCACAATTTTCCGGACATTCGACGGTCAACCAGTAGCGGTTTGTAATTCGGTCCGGTCGGTATCCTGAACCGTCGTGGCTGGCGATGATGATTTCGTTTAGATCATGCAGCTTTTCTAGTGCGCGTTGGACTTGACGCTTTGAGCATCCTGATAGTTCCGCTAAACGCTTTTGCGATGGGAAGCAACCCTCTTCTGGGTGTTCACCAATGTGCCAGGCTATTGCGGTTAGTACGGCTCTAGCGGTGCCGGATGATTGGGAATGATGTAAGACGGCTGAAATGGCTTCTACGCTCATTCTGTGCCTTTCTGTGTGTATAATTTGCTTACGCCCTTGTGGTGGGCGTTGAGGCAGTGAAGCCTCGGGGAGTACCTTTTCTGTGGGGTACTCCCCTTTCACATTACTTGACTTTTAGTTCTTCGGCGTACGCTTTGATTGCTGCCAGCGTGTCGTTGTCGACGGTTGCTTTTACGGCAGCTGCGTAGATTGTGCGAAGTGTTTCAAGGTCTTTGTTGCTTGCGGCTTCTTGTGCTTCGATTAGGTAGTTGCGTGATTCTTGTGTTGCCTTGATCATTTCTTCACGGCTTGGGCGTAGGTAGTCGTTGCCCTTTTTGGTGCTGTATCCGAGTGTTGCGAGTGCGCGACCGATTGCGCTGGTGGCGCAGTTTTCAAGGAATGATGCCCGGTTGATGTTGCTTGAACCTCGGGTTTCGTGTGCGTAGTCGATTGCAGCTGGGCGCATGTCTTCGCGGTCGGTGTAAACCGATGCCATGACGATTACTTCGGTTTCGTTGATTAGTTTGATTTCGGTGTGGATGCGACCGTCTTTGTGATCTGCCCAGAACTTTGCAATTCGGTTAGCGACCGGTTCGTAGTTGTCTAAAAATGCCATCTGTGTTATCTCCTATTTGAATGTGATGTAAGGTTTGCCGTTTCGTGCCTGTAAAGCGACGACGCGTTCACCCTGCCAATTACCATACTTGGTGCCGTTCATAAATGCCAAAACCGCTGTTTTGTGTTTTGTGAAGTTTTGTTCGGCTACTTCGTAGATTGCTTTGGCAGCTGCTAGATCAACCCAGAAGTTCCCCAGGTCAAGTTCACCATCGACTAAACCCTCGGATAGTTCCCGGACTGTTTCGTATGTTGAGTTAGCACCGTCGAAGTCTGGGGCTAGTCCGTCTTGAACGAAGCCGTAGAATGCCCATACAGCCGTTTTCATCTCTTGGACAAGGGATTCATTCCAAAGCACCTCAAACTCTGTGTATCGGCCTCCTATGACCGCACAGACCACACCGCGCTTTAGACCTAGGACCATTAGATACCAAAGTACCTGTAATTTCCATGATTCAGGTATTTCGGTGACATAAGTTGCAGAGTGCTTAATTTCCAACACACCAAGGGTTCCGTCAGCCCATTCGATGATGCCGTCCGGGTTCGCTTTCATCCAATCTGATTCGGTTGATTGCCAGGTACCGGTTTCGTGAACGGTAAGCCAGTCTTTGTTTTCGTCGATGAAGAATTGGCGGATAGCCGGTTCAAGGGCGGTGCCTAGTCGCATCGGAATTGTGCTGTCAGTGTCACCTAGCAGGTTTGACTTTTCGCACCAAAGAGTGTAAGGGGATTTGAACTGGGATTTGCCCAGGATAACTCCGACATCAGAACCACCAATTCCGGCACGAGCTGCATGCCATTCTGGTGATCCTGATTCGAATGAGCCAATGAATTTGGCTGCGCCTACTGATTCGATTGCTTCCGTAATACGGATTCGTTCTGTGATTGTCATACACCCGATTTTAGTAACCGGGCATGACATTACTTGTCTTTGTTTTTAGACTGAACCGATTCGATTGTGGCGTTGATGTGAGCGTCGAAGTCCTTATCGGCTACTTCGCCTTTCCCAGCGTAAGTGAACGATAGTCCCATAACCAAGCCGACGATAGCGACGGATGCCCCAAACAAAACTGATTCCAGCGCGCCCATACTGAACATAGGCAGGTTGCCAACACCCATAGAAGACAAGCCAGCGCC